GTACTGGCCCCCTCTCGGTGGTCACCGTATCATCATCAAAATAGCTTTCAAACACATATCCTTCCATATCTATCCCCTATAGTTCACATGATGAGCCAGTGCAAGCTAATGTCTGCGCTCCTATGGTGTTGTCTCCGTTCTCCATACCATCTAAGATACTCCAATCCAACTCGGTTGGCATTTCTTTAGACAGCTTCTCGTACTCCTCCCTAGTTATAGCCTCGTATGGTGCTTGTTGATACACATGGTCAGTACGTGGCAACAGGCTCACACCACTACACTTATCCAGCTTATCCCATAGCCACTGACCGATAGATAAGAACTCATTGTCGCTGTAGTACACAGTGACTGACGGTTTGTGTTCACACCAACTATCTTGGTACACCTCCCACAACTCCAGCTGACTCAATGCTGTCTGCTCATCCACTGTGACAGCCCCATCGGGTGCCTTCATAGGGAAGCTAAACACTACAGTCTCAGGGTTCATAACGTCCTGCTCCCAAGGTACACCTGCTTCAACTAAGAAGGCAGTGACAGGGTCTTTCAGGTCGTTACGTACACGTCTGATGTAGTAGTCACTGAACCTAGCATGTATCCCTGATGCACTGTCCACTAGCTGAGACACAGTACCACTAGGCTTAACACAAGTGATGGCTGTACTTTGCTCAATGCCCAGCTTCTCAGCCCATTTCTTGTTGGTGTCTACAGCTGTCTGCTTTAGCTTCTCCAATGTCTTAGCTAGGTTGGGCTGGTTAGGATGGTCAAAGGCTGTACCCTTAGTCTCCTTACCACTGAGGATAGCATGATCCATGATACCTGTCAGTGACACACCTAGTAGCCGTTCCTCCTCAGTGTTACGTTTCCACACAGCACGTACATAATCGAAGTCAGTGAGTGTAGACTGTAGCGTACCAAGGATAGCAGCTACACGCACCTTACGGTTTAAATCCTCGAACGTATCGGTACTCCTAACCACCACTTCAGACAAATTACAAACCTGAGCACTGCGTAGTATGATCTCAGAGCATGGGTTGGTACCGAAGTCATGGTCTATGTCTCGCCTACCGTTACGTGCAGCCTGTGTCTTAGATGCTAGACGAGAGAAGATACCACGCTCACCTGCCTTGCTCTCATGCAATGCTAACATCTCCTTGAGGAACACCTCGAAGTCAGGCTGCTCTGTATACACAGCTGAGTTGTTGGCTAGAGCACGATGGCTAGTTGTTTCCCACCACATACCCTGCTTAGCTCCTCGCATACGGTCATCTGAGAGGTTTGACAGAGAGATGAGGGCTGACCTACGTACCCCACCTACTACCACCACCTCAGCTGTCTTACACACGATGTCATGGCACTCAAGGCTGTTTAGTTTACGCCCAGCAGCAGCCCTAAACACACTAACAGTGAAGCTAAACAAAGCGTCAAGAGGATCTGGGCCACTCGATCTCCCACCGAACGTCTTGAGTGGTGCTCCCTTCTCCCTGATCTTGGACAAGTCCCACTGCGGGATCTGCCCTGCATACAACAGGCTGATGAGTTCCTTGAATGCTTTAGCCCACCCCTTCTTGCTGTCTGCAACCTTGATGATTGTGTCTGTCTCTTCAAAACTTTCTCCCACCTCTGGTAGTTTGCTTACTGACTGACGCTCAACACTGAAGCCCACCCCTGTACCACACATCAGGACGTACAGTATCTCATCGAACGTACGTATATGATCCACTGCTATGTATGAACAGTTGAACCCAGCCATGTTGTCACGGTCAAGGGCAGGGCCAGCAGTCATTAGGCTGCGCATACTAGGCATAACCTCTAGGTTCTCAATAGCATTGGCTATCTCAATCCCTTCTTTATCGTTAATCATCCCCTTGTCTTTCCAGAAGTTGACATAGCGTAACACTGTCTCCTCCCATGTCTCACGTCTACCTTCCTCCCATAGGTAACGTGCGTAGCGGCTCTTGTGTATGAACGATTCATATACACCCATCTTCTTACTCGTCATGCTTCTTAACTCCAGTTAATAATAGTTTGTAGATTATCTTATCTGTCTCGTTCGTTGCCTCTTGCAGCTGCCTCATTGTCTCCTCCCTCTCCTCATCCTCTGTCACACTCTCATATATCTGTAGATGTTTGATAGGTACGGCATGGTCAGCGTCAGTGATAAGGCAGTGTCCTGCCTTCCACTTCTTTCGGGTGTCCACTAGATTGTCTCCGCTACAAACTTACGACAACCTATCAGATACTTCACATCCATATCCTTCAACGACTCCTGCATTGCAACAGAGAAAGTCTTACACTCCCTCTCTGTTTGGAATGCCTTGTCGTGTAAGTGGGGAGGACTGAACTCTCCATTCATGGACATAACAAACACCATAACATATATACTAATCATGCACACCCCCTCTTAGCAAACTCTATTTGTAGTTCAATACAATGCTTAGCCTTCTCTAAGTCCTCAATGTGATTACCCTTGTTGCGTGTAAGATACTTATTCACCTTGGTGTAGAGGGCAGAGCGTACACCGTAGTACCCGAAGTTCTCATACGTAAGCTCTAGTGGTTGGATGCCTAGCTCAGTGTAGTGACCACCCCCTACTTGGTTGCGGGATGCCTTAGCTACTGCATCCCATTCTTCCGGAGTCACATCGTTTAATGATCTCATTACACATTACCTCCACGTAGATTACTTGTATCAACAGCCTTCGGACTCTTACCCCATGACCCACAGCTCTCACAACGGAAGCGTCTGAACTTACTAGCGTTCGTATATGAGTAGCCCCTGTACTGTATGTGCTTACCACCACAGCTAGGACATGTATCTCTCTCACCACTGTACAGCTGACGGTTAGGATGGTTGGTCATCCAAGGTAACAACCTCAGATAGAGTTCTTCTAAAAGAATCGTGTCTTGTATGTTGTACCCTTTCATCTCCTCTTGGCTATCCTTGTCACCGTTCATGCACCCTGTCCATAGTGGCATACCTGCGTGTTGTACCTTCTGTCCTATGCCCAGCTCTTGTGCCACGTAGTCCAGCTTCCTTGATGCTGGTTTAAACTTTTGACGTACTGTCTGAAGCAGGTCTATCTCCCTGAAGGGGGATGGTGGTGTGCCTTCTCGCTTGATGAACTCCCACTGTAGTGTAGGTGTGTCAAACTTTTTACCATTGTAATGTACAATAGCATCGGCCTCATCTAATAGATCCCATATCCTGCCTATGAAATCTTTTGTACCATCCCACTCGGCACCAAACATAATCTTACTAGACGGATCTCCTAGCCATTTAGCTGCCCAACATAATGTACCTCCCGGTTCTACTATTTGATTGAGACCTATACGCTGGTCAAAGAGTCCCCAGCAATAAGCCTTATGAGGTTTCGTTTCGATGTCTATAAGTAGCGTCTTCATTCAGTATCTTCCTGTGTATTAGGTGATAGCTTGCTGGCGATAACAAGCAGTGTTGCAAAGGGTAGGAATACAAACCATACTAATACCATGTAAGGTACGGTGAGTATTGTTGTCCCTATAATAATCGTCCAGTTGTATACACTGTTAAGTATGTCTCCTAGTTTCTCAATCATTTCTTAGCCTCCTGTGTCTTCTTGTCGTGGCATGTCTTACACAATACCTGTAGGTTGTCAGCCTCACAGAACAGTGTCTCAACAAACCGAGGAAGGTCAGAGTATTCCTTCAGGCTACCACACTCCTTGATGTGGTCTACTGATACCTCGCTACCCTTCTTCCAGTTCTTGCAGCTTGCACACTTGTACTCGAACCTCCTTCGTTTGTCGCTGCCCTTGTACGGACGCTTAGCTGCATTCATTACATCATACTTAGGTGGCCACTTCATACTCTTCTGCCTCAATCCACTGCGTATGAAGCCGAAATACCCTGCCTCCGTATACCTACCACCCCCTCTAGTCTTCGGTACTCTGCTCACCATCACTCTCTCCCATTGTCGGTATCTCCCATAACACTGGCTCACCTTCACTGTCCAGCTCTCTCACCATCCATAACAACCTACCCATCTCAAGCATGTGTGTCCTCCACTCATCCCCATGCTTCTCCTCATACGCACCTTGCACTGCCTTGAACAGCTCCTCCTCTGTCTTACACTCATGCAATAGATCGTATGCCTTTACTGGGCCACACCTCTCTAGCCCTAA